AACGGAACCGATGGTGTAGGTGTTCCCGCTGGAGGCGCGGCTACTCAGGTATTATCAAAAATTGACGGCACTGACTATAACACCGAATGGGTTGATCCGGCATCAGGCCCGGCGGGTCCCGCTGGCCCTGCTGGCCCCACGGGCGCAACTGGCGCAACCGGCCCGACCGGCCCCGCTGGCCCGACCGGGGCAACGGGAGCGACAGGCGCAACCGGCCCGGCTGGCGCTACAGGAGCGACGGGCGCTACTGGCCCCGGCGTGCCAATAGGCGGAACGGCTGGCCAAATATTATCAAAAATTGATGGCACAAATTATAATACGCAATGGATAGTTCCACCAACTGGCGGAGGCGTATCTTCTGCTATTGCAGCCGGAACAAATACGTACACGGCCGCAGTAACAGGTGTTACGGCTTATGCTTCCCCGTTGCAACTGTTTATACAGTTCACCAACGCCAACACTGGAGCGGCAACTTTAAATATTAATTCACTCGGTGCAAAATCAATAGTAAAAAATGCGTCGGCGGCTTTGATTGCAAATGATATACCAGCCGGTCAAATAGTCTGTTTGGCTTATGATGGAACTAATTTTCAAATTATAAATTCATTTCCAGCGGAGCTTCCAACGGTAACAACAGGCGAGAAAATGTTATCTGTAACACCTTCAGGTGTTCAGATAAATTATGATGCCGTTGAGCAGATAGTTTCGGCTGCACCCTTAACATCTGCAACATTTACTGCCGGGTTAAACACAACCGTTACGGGCGTAAAAGGGCAGGTGGCCTATGATTCTGTTTATAAATATGAGTGTATCGCCACTAATCAGTGGATGCGCTTTGTGTTTACCAGCGATAGCGCCGAATTATACCTTACTGATATTGATGACAGCGCAGGTGATAAAACAAGCAGCGACTTAAACACCGCTTATCCATCCGCCCTGGTAGGCCAAAAAGTAAGAGGTGTCAATAAGATTTACGAAAAACGAACAAGTACAATATGGTTTAAAATAGCCAAAACAGACGCTTAACTATGCATATATTAAAAACAGGTACAACAGCATGGAAGGTAGGTGGAGTGGTATTCAGGTGCCGGGATAAGTTTATTTACTTAACCACAAGCTTTGGTACAACATCAAATTCAACCCGGCGTATTTGTTACGATCTGATTACTGCTAACAATCGCCTGTTTGTGACAAACAACGGCCCCGGCACATTGTCGGTTGTAAATGCCACTACATTTGCCATTGTTGCCACTATTACGGGGTTATCAAGTATACAGGCGGTATCAATCGACACAAGCACTAATACGATCTATGCATGCGGCGGGTCAAATATTTGGGTGATCAATGGTAGTACTTACAGCATTATAACCACTATAACGGGTTTTACAGATTTACGCGGCATAGCCGTTGATCCGGTATCAGCTAATCATCGGGCGTTTGTTTGTGACTTTTCCACCTCTATAATTTATATAATCAATACCAGCACGAATACAAGTGCGTCATCTTTTGCTGCATCGACACAGCCATTCGGAATTGACTTCGATCCGGTTGCCGCCAATAATAGACTGGCCGTATCATACCTATCCGGCAGTATTAAATTTTTGGATGCAACCTCCTTTTCGATATTGGGGACGGCCACTGGTTTGGGAGTGCCGTGTCAGGTGACGTTTGACCCGGTTGCGATTAATAACCGGGCGCTGACAACCAATCTGGACGGCGGTACTGTATCCGGTATCAACTTAGGCACTTACGCAAATACAGGCGTAATGCCGGGCGCAAATTTTAGTTCTGCGTATGGAATCGCATTCGATCCCATTGCCTTTAACAACCGGTTTATCATTGCCGATCAGAACGCATCAACATTACAAGTAGTAACTCAAACAGCTGTATAATATGTATATCAGAACAGACGAGACCGGAAATATTCAGCTAATAAGCCATACCGAAAATGTGGACTGTGTGCTTTATGCAGGGGCGATCCCTGATGATTTCATTTCCACATTGGGATATGGAAAGTATATTTTTTTAAATGGTGTTATCACGCCTGTTGAGGGCTGGGTAATGCCTGTAATTAAGGAGGACGTCGTTTAATGTTTACCCTATCTTCAAATATCACCATAACAGACCCAACAGGTACAAACTACCTGGATAATTTGCCGTTGGTGGAAGTGAAGATCACCAAAAGCCGAAAAACGCTAACCAACACAGCTAAGGTTACTTTGCCGCGCCGCATCAAGGTGTTAAACGGCGATATTAATACGATCATTAAAAGGGGGTCAGCTATTAGTATTCAGATCGGCTACGACGGCAATCTTAAAACAAGGTTTACCGGGTATGTGACCGGGTTGAGCGCTGAAATTCCGTTGACAATTCACTGTCAGGATACCATGTGGAAATTGAAGCAAAACAGCTTTACCAAAACATGGCCTAAAGGAACGAAGGTTGCTGATATAGTAAGTTATATTTATCCTGGTAGCGCTGTTGTAGCTAATTTAACTATTGGCGGCTTTGTTGCTAAACGGGAAAGTACCGCGCTGATATTGGGTAAGCTTAAGAAGTACGGATTGCAATGTTATTTTGCTACGGACGCATTCGACAATAATATTTTATATGTCGACTTCGCCGGGGCTGTTCATGCCGGGAAGCATGTTGATTATACCTTTTACCAAAACATCATTGAAAACCGCCTTGAGTACAAATTAAAAGAGGATAACCTTACCCAGGTTATCGGCATTTCAAAACAATCTAACGGCCAAAAAATACAACTGATAGCAGGCGATAAAGGCGGCGAAATTCACACGCTGCACTATGCCAATTTAACCCAGGATCAGTTGCAAACCATTGTTAATGCCGAAATAGCAAAACTGCAATATGAGGGCTATAAAGGCAATTTTAAAACGTTTGGCCTGCCAGAAATTGAGCCGGGTGATATTGCAGTTTTAAACGACCCCGTGTATGCCGAACATGACGGATCGTTTTTAACTGAAGCGGTGGAAATAACCTTTGGCGTAAATGGTTACAGGCATGAGCCAACGCTGGAAAGGAAGGTGTCATGAGTGATGTAATAAAGGGCGCTTTAAAAAAGCTGGTTGAACTTGATGCGCCTATGGACAGAGGCAAAGTGCTTTCAGTTGATAAAAACGCTTATACCTGCGTAGTGGAATTGGTAGGCAGTGAAGCCGTATTAGACCCGGTTTTGTTAAAGCCAATTATCAATGAAGATAATGCCCAGGCGCTGGGTTTGGTGATCTTCCCGGCTGTTAATTCATTCGTAACCGTAGGTCAGTTGGAGGGCGATGATACCGACGTATTTGTGATAAGCTTTACCCAAATAGAAAGCATATCGCTGGATACGGCCACGGCGCTTAAACTGCTTTTAACTGGTGATGGCAACATCAGTTTAAACGCTGGTAAAATCACGTTTAATAATGGCAATAATGGCGGGATACCGCTACTTAATCCATTGGCCGGAATTATATTAAAAATACAACAGCAGGTTAACCAGCTGATCACAACATTTAATACGCATATCCACCCGGTTGCAGGAGCCAGTACCGGCCCTACTACGATGCCAGGCCCGGCGCTGACAACGCCAACGATTAAACCATCTGATATTGAAAATAAAGCGATTGTACAATGAACGATATACTATTGGATGATAACCTTGATTTGCAGATAGTAAACGGGGATTTTGTTTTAGGTGACGCGGAGGAGCAAATACAGGAGCTTATTTTAATTGCCAGTCAGGGAAGTTTTAAAGAAAGCCCTTTAACCGGCGTTGGCATAGTAAAATACCTGAAAAGCCGGTTTACCCCGGCAGAGGTGGATGCCTTAAGGCAAAAGATAAAGCTGCAATTGCTGTATGACGGATACAGCAGCGCAAACGTGGTTATTAACGCATTTACGGACATTGAAATAGACGCAACAAGATAATATGGCACAATCAGTAACAGACATAGAAGCCCAAATCGACACCGAAAAGGCCAATCACCCGGAATTAAACGACCTGGATAGCACAAGCAGTACCGCTATATGGCAGCTATGGAAATATATAGTAGCTCAGGTAACCGTCTATTTTGAACAGGTGATGGATTTGTTTAAAGCCAACATTCAAAACATCGTTAATAACAACCAATACGGGAATGACGCGTGGTGGTATAATAAGCTGCTTGCTTTTCAGTATGGCGATAGTTTGGTTTACCTGAACAATATTTTTCAATACGCTTTAATTGATCCCACAAAGCAGATCATTGGCTTTTGCTCGGTAAGCAGCCTGAACGGCATCGTACAAATAAAAGTAGCTCAAAATATTGGCGGCATCCCAACCGTGCTAACTACAGATCAGTACAATGGTGTTGTTTCTTATTGTTCACAGATTCAGCCATCAGGCATAAGATGGGCTGTATTGTCACTGCCTGCCGATCTGCTTAAATGCTATTTAAACATTTACTACGATGCTGCCGGGGATATAACCGTTATTCAACCCGCTGTGATCCTGGCTATACAAAATTATTTGCTTGGTTTAAACTCCGTTCAAACCACATCAGGAACGCCGGTTACGCAAAACTTTAACGGGACGCTGTTTATAAATAAAATGATTGACAGCATACAGGCCGTACCAAATGTAATAGGTAATCAATGTGACGTGCTGAGTATTGCCGCAAAAAACGGAGGAAGCGATTACACCAATTTTACCAGCAGCTATCAACCTGAATCGGGTTATTTTACGATTGATCCTGATTCCCCATTGTCGGCTACGTTAACCTTTATCCCATACGTAGCGTCATGAAAAATTACAGCTTCGACATAACTAAAATGATCAGGTGGTTAATGCCTGATTTCCTTTTTAAGCCGATCCATTACGCCTGGTTGCAAACGTTATTGGCCCCGCTAAATAATCTTTATGCAGGCTTTCTAACGTTCAGGAGCCAGCAGCTTGCTGACGCTACAATCAACTCATCGGTGAACAGGTTAACGCAGGCGTTGTGGGATAAATACGACCCCACAAAGTCTATTTACCTTGTTCAGACTGACGCTTATATTTCCGAGTCGTTTATCTACCTGGAAAGCGAGGGCGCTACACCCTCATACGATTATTTGGAGAGCGAAGATCACGAGCCGTTTGAATTCGACTATCTCGACAATGAATTTAGCACCAACTACAATTTTATAGTGAGGATACCTATTGCAATGGTCGCCAGTTCAGCCGCCATCTATGCATTTGTAAAGCCCTACGTTTTTTCCGGTATATCTTTTACAATCGAAACTTTTTAAATATGAAACTTCTATTAAGCTTAACAGGTGGTTACAAAAGGGTGATGGATCGTTTGCTTGGCTTGCAGGCGGAAACTCAAACCTTTATCAATGCTCAATATTCAGCTTTAGGATATGATATTGTTTTGTCCGGGTGTGCTGTAACTGATAACGGCAACGGGACGGTTAATATAGCCTCTGGGATCATTTATCTTGGTGGAGATACCTTAAGATATGATGGCGGTGTAAATATCGCTGCTGACGGCTCACAGGCCTTTGTACGTGGCGGAGCTGTAACCAGCTATCCGAGCATTTTCGGCGACGGCTCGACCAAAAATATTTACACCGAAACAAAGGCAGTCGTAGCGGCTCAAGACCCGACCAACCAGTTTCAAATAAAAATCGGCCTTTCGCTTTATAACCTCCAGCAGTATATAAAAGATCAGATAAACGCCAGCGAGGTAAAAGGAACAATCAAAGAGATTTACGATCTCGACGGCACTTTTCTTTTAAATTTTGATACTGACGGTTTAGGTGTTACCCCTGCATGGACTGGATGGGCGCTTGACAATGGAAATTTTGACACACCTGGTTCAGCAGGTAAGGTAATAGTCGGCGCTGGCGTTTATACCGATCCGGTAAGCGGGTTGCAAACCACATTCGTAAATAGAGCTACTGACGGAGAAATAAGCCATGTATTGACCATTCCTGAAATGCCGTCACATAGTCACCCTCAAAGAGCGGATATCTATAATAACGCAGCTGCGGGTACAACTCCACCAGCCGGACAGGATGGTAGTGGCACCAGAGGTGCAACCTTACCAACAGGCGGAGATCAGCCGCATAACAACATGCAGCCATACAATGTAGCCTATAGAGTAGTGAAGATAGTTTAAGAAACCCCCGGCCGTCTGCGATCTCTCACAAAAGCAAACAAAAATGCACAATTAAGTACACCGACCGGGGGTAGTACCCTCGTGTGCATTAATTGTGCATTGAATTGCTTTTGTGAGAACCCAAAAATACAGACAATATGACTACTATCAAAACGAAAACGCCGATTAGCTACTACGGCGGAAAACAAAAATTAGCGGCTAAAATTATATCCTCTATCCCTGTACACACCCTTTACAGTGAACCGTTTATAGGCGGCGCGGCTGTTTTCTTTTTAAAAGAGCCATCAGCCGTTGAAGTATTGAACGACGTAAACAAGGAGTTGATCAACTTTTACAAAGTAGTGCAAAACGACTTTGTTTCACTTGAAAAACATGTGAGAATTACTTTACACAGCCGGGACTTACACCGTAAGGCCTCTGTCATTTACAACAATCCTGATATGTTCGATGACATTAAAAGAGCTTGGGCCGTGTGGGTTTTAAGCTCACAAAGTTTCAGTTCTATGCTGGATGCGTCGTGGGGTTATGATAAAGCGGCCAATACTACTACTAAAAAGATTTCCAATAAGCGGGATAGCTTTACAGAGGAGTTGGCCATCAGGTTGCAAAACGTCCAGTTGGAATGTACCGACGCCTTAAGGATAATTAAGTCCAGGGACACCGCTGATTCTTTTTTCTATTGCGATCCTCCTTATTTCAATAGTGATTGCGGCCATTACGACGGATACAGCGAACAGGATTTTGAAAACCTGTTGATCACGCTGGCATCTATTGAGGGTAAGTTTTTATTATCTTCCTATCCATCGCCTTTGCTAACAAAATACACTGATGCAAACAAATGGGCTACCTGGTCAGTTGAGCAGGAAGTCAGCGTAAACGCAAAAAGCGGCTACCGAAAAAAGAAAATTGAAGTGTTGACAGCTAATTACCCGTTGCAATAG